CTATAGCCACACAACTTGAACAAGGCACAGCGGATTGGAAAGCATTTGGTGCAGCTGTGCTACAAGAACTAAACCGTATGATAATAAAGATGATGATGGCTCAAGCAGTAAAAGCATTATTCGAAAGTGAAAGTGTGTCTGCTGTTGCTGCTGCTGCTGCTTCTGCTGTACAGGCTGTGGCTGCTGCTGCTTCTGCTGCTGCCTCTGCTGCTGCTGCTGCTGCTTCTGCGGCCCTTGCCGGGGCTATCGTTGCAGGACAGGCTGTTACGAGCGCATTAACAAGTGCTGTAGGTACTTTTGGTGGAGTTCCAGTTGGCACTTCACCCCCTGTCGCTTTAGGTGGTGTATTTAATAAGGGTATGATGATGGCTTTTGCTTCAGGGGGCATAGTGGGAGGACCAACTACTTTTGCTATGGCAAATAACCGAACAGGTCTTATGGGTGAAGCAGGCCCAGAAGCTGTCATGCCATTATCCCGTAGTGCATCAGGGGAATTAGGTGTGAAAGCCACCCAACCAAATATTAATTTTAATCCACAAATAAAACTCATAATGGTTCGGGATGAAAGGGAAGCTGCACTTGAAGCAATGCGTTCCCCCGCAGGTGAAAAAATAATTGTTCAGAAAGCTGTACGCAATAGAAGGACGTTAGGATAAGATTATGGCAATTTTTGCGTTTCCGCCACAAATAGAAATTAAAGAAACTTTAGAATGGCTTACCAATGTGATAATGCCTACTGATGGCATCGGTTCGGAGCAAAGAATTTCCATACGTCCAATTCCAAGACAATCTTTTACCTATTCGATTCCTTTGTTGACAGAAAAAGAACAAAGTAGATTTGACGCCTTTATGTTTGGTTATCAAAAAACAACTTGTGATTTGCCTATTTGGACCGAGAAAGTAGCACACTCAGCAACGATAACAGCAGGAGCTATGTCCATAACAGTTGACACCACGAATGCAGATTTTCGTGACAGTGGTTATGCAATCATATGGAAATCTCTGACAGAATGTGAAAAGGTTTCAGTGAGTTCTGTCGCTGACGGTGCACTAACTTTGAGTGCAGCAGTTGCATCTACATATACTGGTGATAAATTTATTATGCCATGTAGAACTGCTCAAATTAAAGATGTCGTAAAAAGAACGAATACCGATGCTAATTACTCCATTGCTCAAGTTACATTCGCTGTGAAAGACAATGTTCTTTTAACAGGTTATACACCTGATGAAACATATACTGCTGTTGATTCTGGCTCGTCAGAATTACCTGTCGTGACTACTGGTTCTGTCATAGGAATACAGGATAAAGAATATACATCTGATAGCGATTCAGTTGTACAAGATTATGGTACAGGTGACTTCGATTACTTTAGCAATAGTGAATTTAATTTGATAGGACAGAACTGGACTTTCTATAATGACACCAAAGCAAAGTGTTGGGATTTCAGATTGTTTTTGCATTCTCTAAAAGGCAGGCAAGGTACATGTTGGATTCCAACTTATAAGAACGATTTAACCCAAGTCGAGACTATTGGTGCTGCTGATGTAGTTTTTAGTGTAGAGAATATAGGTCTTACTGACAATATGGGTCTTAACGATTTACGAACTCATTTGGCATTTGTTTTTACAGATGGCACAATAATATGTCGAGAGATTGAAGGAATAGAAGAAAACATATCAGGGTATGATGAAATAACTATTGATTCAGCATTAGGATTAGAAGTTGAAGTTGGTGATTGCAAGATTTGTTTTCTTGATCTAAGTCGGCAGGCTTCTGACGTGGTGAGTATAGATTGGCTTGAACCTAATAAAAATAGTGTTAATCAAGTATTTGTGGCGGTAGTAGAATGACATATCAATCATCAGAAGAATCGGTAGCGAGTGGACAGCCGGTAGAGTTGTACGATATTGCTTATGGTACTACACATTGGCGGATGACCAGCAGTGGTGAAGATTTTGTTTATGCTACAAATACCTATACAGCAGGGCCATGTAAACGAACTGAGATAGAGCAAACAGGTGAAATACCAAAAGATAGTATAGAATTGGAACTTCCAAGAAATCATGCTCTTGGTTTACTATGTATTGCTGGCCCACCTGAAGAAGAAATAACCTTGACAATTTATCGAGGACATGGAGCTTTTTATGTAACACACTTCAAAGGCTTTTTAACCAGTGTAAAAATGGATGGTGATGCCATACCCAAATGTACTTTCGAACCGAGGAGTTCGGATTTGCCGTTTGTTGGTGGTCGTCGCAGGTGTATGAGACTTTGTGGTCATTTATTGTATGGTTATCGTTGTGGTGTGGATAAGGATACATATAAAATAACAGGTACAATAGAATCCATATCAGATGATGGTTTAACTATTACGGCTGATGGATTTGGTGATGAGGATGTAGAAGAACCCGCTGTTTATGGTGACTTGTCCCGTTTATCAGGGTGTACTTATGTGGCAAAAACAGAAAGTCTTCCAAGGGTTGCCGCAGGTTATGCATTTGATAATATACTTTCATTTGATTCAAGATGGGAATCTGCAAGTCCGGGAACTGACCAATGGATATATTGTAAATGGACATCAGCACAAACAGTAAAAAAATTACGTATATATAGAAGTTTAATATGGGATTATAATATTCGTTACTTTAGAGTGGCAGGTAGTAATGATGGTTTGTCATGGACTACAATAAATGCTACGTCATGGACTGGAAGTTGTCAGTATTATGCTGGTGCAGGCGGAAGTGACACCGAAATGCTTAACAGTGCAGATACTGGATGGATAGCAATTACATTAGACAACGAAACAGCATATACTTATTATAGAATATATGTATATAATAACTGGGGAGGAACTACAGTTTATATTCAGGAAATTGAGATGATTGAAGCTGACAATGCAATGGTGGCTTTTTCCTTTGGTGCAGGAGGTGTGATACAAGTAGGTTCAGCCCGCAGAATGATCACTGCACATGCTGGTAATACAATAACAATTTCCCGAAAGTTTGGTTCTGAAGTAATCGCAGGGTCTGGTGGGTCTGTATACTCCGCTTGGCCGGGTTGTGATCATACTCCCACTGTTTGTCGTAGTAAATTTGATAATATTATTAATTATGGTGGACAGCAACATCTACCCGTAAAGAATCCGTACAAAGGTAATTTGATTTACTGAGAAAATATGATAGATACATCTCCAATTTTGGCGTTTGATCCATTTAGTTGGCTAATTTATATATTAATTACGATGGCCATTTCTTATGGCGTCCAGTATTTGTTGAAGAAAAAACCAGAGGATATAACGAATGAACCTGATACATTCAATTTTCCTGAAATAAAAGAAGGAACCAAATTTCCTATCATAGCAGGTACTTGTTGGATGGAAGCTCCAATTATAGGGTGGTACGGCGATATTTATACTGAGGCGATAAGAGTTAGACTGTCCGATACAGGTGGTCAAGAAGTTTATGTCAATAGATATTATTATGGTGCATTGTATATTTTAACACAGGGATTTAATGATGGCATTATACAAATGAGAGTTGGTGATTTGCTTACATGGCCAAGCAGTGTTAATGTTTTATTGCTAAATGCTGATGCTGCTTCTTCTGCCACTATATACTTACCAGAGCTATATGGGGGTTTACATGAACATAATGCACAGATAACTGGTAATGGTGGTCTTTGGGGGACGATTGATTTTCAATATGGTTTACCAGCACAAACAGTAAATAGTTATCTTGCTTCAAAGTTAGGTAGTTATATATCTGCCAACAGGGGATTGACAACGGCTATTTTACGACGGCCTTGTATTGGTCATTCAACAACTTTATACCCATGGAAATTTTTAGTCAAGCGAACAAACCATTTAACGAGTGGTGAAGACCAGTGGTATCCTGCAAAGTCGGCAATCAGGACTTACGAAATAAATCCTATTCATTGGTTACGTGAAATTTATACTGATACTGAATGGGGTCTCGCAACACCAGTAGCATCACTTAATAATACGAATTTAGAAGCAGCCGCCGATGTACTTTATAATGAAGGGTTTGGAATATGTATTAAATGGGAAGGTGAGCAATCACTTGAGGCTCATGTGTTAGATATATTACATTACATAAATGGTGTAATATATGAGGACCATTCAACAGGGTTGATTGAGATTAAATTGATTCGTGATGATTATGACTCAGATACTCTTGAAGAATTTGACGAAACTGATATTGTAAAAATAGAAGATTTCACACGCGGGACACTTCATAAGATTCCCGACGTAACCTATGTTAAATATTGGAATATGTATAGCAACCTTCCAGTTACAGT